ATAACTCATCACAAGTAAATTCACCATCTGCTGGTTCTTCTTCTGTTGGTGCGGCAAATTCTGAGCGTGGGAAACCATATAAAATTTGTTGATATGCAGGATATGGTGGCATTGGTCGCATGCCTCTATCATCTATTAATGGCTTAACGGTTGAACCATCTAGTATTTGTAATCCGTTTAATTCTCCGCCAACTGTTGCTTGCGGCCATATTGTCCAAGCATCTAATACTAGAATTTCTTCTAGTGCAATATTTAACCAATCGTACATTAATAATCCATTAGCCTTATCTGGTTGTTCCCAAAATTGTCTTAGTCTGCTAATTTCATCTGTAAATCTATCTCTTGCCATACTCATCGCACGAACATGAGAAGTTGCGCCTGTTTCTGAGATAATCTTTTCAGCACTATCTTCTGCCAAAACAATATCCCAACTTAACCCTAATATTTTTGCTTTAGTAACTTCTATACATCTACGCAAAATATCTATCTGGTCTGCTGCCGCTCTAAGAGTTTTAAACGGTGTTAATCTTGTTTCGGTAATATTAATATTTTGTGCAACTTGAAATTCATATCTGCGTGGGTCTGGTCTGCCATCTGCACGAGGTGGATTAATAGCACCAGGAATAATTGGACTGCCTGGTCCAAAAGGAACATTAGGATAATTTGGATTGCGTTCTAGTGGAACGGTTTGTCCATAGATTGCAGTTTGCGGAGTAGTTTGCCGCATTTGTTGTTCCGTCATAGTAGTTGCACCTACTGGTAGATTAGGTGCTTTAGTAATCTCTTTTGCTAATCTTTTAGCAAATTGGTCAATTAAACCCATTACTTTAACCTCTCAAATTGTTGCCACACTTATTACAAGTTGCCGCTGTCTTTGGTGATGGCATACCGCAAACAGAACACAATAATGCCATATTTGCTAATGCAATCATACTACTTCCGCCACTATTAAGTTCTGTTAATGCCCAAACTAAGGCATCTAATCTGTCGGGGCTTTCGTTAGATAGTGGTGTCCATTCGCACATTTGGCTTTCTAAATCAGGAAAGTAACCAATATGATGCACTTTGCCTTGTTCGTATAAACTAGATATTGGTTCTGCTCTAAGTTGTTTACCCCTAGTTGCAGTTACTTTCTTAGTGGCAACTGTAACATCAACTTGCTTTAATAACATAATAACCATATCACCGCCGTTATTTGTTTCGGCAACTATCTTATCTGCTTTATATTCGTGATAAAGATTAACGGCTTGTCTTGCCCATTTATCTGGACTTGCACGCAAAGACTTATCGCTTAAAATATAATAATCACCTGAACTAGATATTCCTGCACAAACTATTCCTGTTTCATCAGAAGTGGCAGAAGATGTAACGGCAGGGTCTATTGCGACCACAACTCTTACTAATGATGGCGCTTCTGTAACTCTTGCCTCTTCAATCATCTCTCTAGTCCATAATGCACCTTCTACATTGTCTAGAATTTCACCATATAACTCTTGTCTGCCTAATCTGGTGTTTTCGTATCTTGCCTTTAGTTCTACTAAAGCAGAAGCGGCTAGATTTTTAGCGTTATCAAAAGTTGAACCACGCACTACGCGCACACCATCTCTGGCAATTAATTCTTTAATTAGTTTTGTGGGTCTAGGCGTAGTTGTAACTATTGTTTGTGGGAACTCGCCTAATCGCAGACCGAATTGATATTGGTCCCATGCATCTGGGTATTTAAATGCCGCCAACTCATCAAACCAACCGCCATGAAATTGCGGTCCTCTAAATCTATCTGGTTCTTCGCCACTAAAGAGTTTAATGCGCGAACCGTTAGTTAAAAATAATTCTCCGATAGAACGATTATAATCTTTTAATGTGCCGTATTCGCGCAATATCTGCACTATACCCGATTGCCCTTCGGCGCAAGTATCTCTAACATCAGAATAAGTTGGTGCCGCTATTGCCCAGCGTGTCTTAGCGTTACTAGATGCCTGAAATGCTAACCATTCAGCTGCCGTGCGTGTCTTACCTGCACCACGACCAGCAAGATATAACCAAGTCTTCCATGTCTTATCTTCAGTTGGTATCTGTTCTGGTCTCGCTAGTTGGTGCTTCCAACGCACTTGTCGGCTCGCTATTAAGGAGAGTGACAAGTCTTTGGACTTCGGCATCAATTGTGTCGCGGTCATATAGATTTACCTCTATCTGTGCCTTCGTTGGCATATCTAAGCCAAGTAATCTTGCTCTGCGTTCCATTATCTTCATTAACGCTACTACACCACGAAATCTATCCTGGCTGGTAACACCGTTAATAACATCACCCCATATTGCCGCCTGAGCAATATTAAGCCTATCCATTTCTATATTACGAGTTTCAACTACATCATCATAAACAATACGCAGACAGGCATTCTTATATGCCTTATGCGCCCCACTTGCACTTGCGTAACCTAAACGCTGAGCAATTAAATCAAAAGTTAATCCACCTCTACGCAGTTCTAACACTTTGGCTTCTTTTCCCAAAGTATCTGGATTAATTTTACTCTTCTTTGGCATGATTTACACTCCCAATATACACTACAAATATAACATTAGTTGGTTGGTCGTGGGCATAATACTTTGGCAATTTCTATATTAGGTTCTCCTGCATATTTGAACCCAGTAGTTATACGGCTTCGAGATAGTCCTAATCTGCCAGTTAGAGAAGAAGTTTTGCCTCTCTGACCCACTCTAGATGGTTCTCTTATCATCTCCCACTCCTTACTCTTATTCAACGACCTAACGCGTGCTGGGTGAGAGGTAGTCGTATAGGTATCTAACCCCTGACCCTTTAGTCCAGCGCAAACGGCGTTCACAAATCTTCCGCCAATGCCTATACCCTGATAGTCTGGCAGAACAACAGTTCTACTTATACGGCGTGCGTTTTTAACATTAGCATTAACTAATGGCAATATTGCAGTCATAACGGCAGGTTGGTCTTCTATTAAACCTAGATATATCTGAGCAGATTTATTCAAACTGTCGCTTAGATAGTGATGACGGCTGAATAAGTGCCACGCTTCATACTTTGCCCAAATGACTTCACAATCGATTTGTGGTCGGGGTTGAACCGACCCCCAAACAAATTGGCCAATATGGGGCTGATAAATCCAATCAGGTTGAATCCATTGTTCTATATCGTAATGGCACGATACGGCAACAAATTTCTGATTACGCGCTCGCACCGTTTTGGCTATGGCGGCAGAACCTATTTTGGCTACTGTTCTATCTATAACGGAAGTAAATTCATCTACTACGGCTATCTCAATACTTTCTGCCAATACTCTAGCCATAGCAACTCTAAACTTCTCGCCATTAGATAAGTTTTCATATGGTCGTAACCATGCTGGCGGTGAACTAAACCCAACCGAAGATAACAATTCTGTTATATCTTTAATTGATAAGTGCTTGGGGAAATCATCAATAACTGCATTACTAGAACCCCATGCCATTTTCTCGGTTGATGTTAACTCTTTATTAAACATTTCTTTGGCGATAGTGGTTTTTCCTGCACCCGAAGGACCAACAATTAACCCAATATTCCAATCGCGTGCATTTAAATCAGGTATATTATTAGATATTTCAGTAACGGATACTTTTGCCGCCTGTAAATCAAATATACCCTCTAATTGCATTACTCTTGGGGTGCGATTAATTTCGGTTTGTAATCTAACTATGCTCATTAGTTCCTTGTCTTAATGCAACCGTATAACTTGGATACCGTTTATTTAAACCTTTTCTTATTTGATTAGCAGATACTTTATATATCAGATACATAAATTTAAAATACATTACAACCCCCACTTTATGTAATGCTCTAAGATAAACTTATACATTTCTAAATCGAGCAGTAACATTTCTAACTGCCATAATACTTCACTCATTGTGCCTCCTATATAACTATTGCTCTTACTCGTAATCCTTCTTGTGATAAGCGTAAGAGAAGTGCTGTTTGGTCATTTTCATTATCACATTCAATTACCACTTCATAGCGTTCTGCAATCTCTTTAACGCTAGTATCTATCTCATCTCTTGTTTTTAAATCAAAATCTTTGAAACCAAAATCATTGATATTCCAATCTTCAAATTTAAGTTCTCGTAATTGTGTTAGTAATGTTTCGGTATCCCATGATGCTAATTCTGCTGAACGATTATCAGCAAGTGCATAGGCTTTTATAGTGTCTTTATCCCAATCATCGGGAACTCGAACTACGGATAACCCTTTCCACCCAATTAGTTTGGCGGCTTCTAGAGTTCCATTACCAGCAACAATTACATTTTTATTAGTAATTACTACTGGTTTGCGTTGCCCAAATTTCTGTAACGATTTAGCAATAGCGTCTAAGTTTTTTTGATTATGTGTTCGTGCATTATTTGGGTCTGATTGCAAATCATCAATATTAATGATTTCTGTTTTTAGTTCCATTTTTGCCTCTCTTAATTAAAGAGAGAGAGTGCCGAAGGGACGGAATCGCACTCTCTCTCTAGTTCATCACGCCGAAGGGACATTCGGGGTGCGAACTGCCTCCACTCGCAGGACATCTTCTAATTTGAATAATGACCGTCTTTTAAATTTATTAACTGGCACTAATGTTTTTCTGAACACTAATTGCCTTAGATTATTAGGTGTAATGTTAAGATACTCAGATACATAAACACTATCTACTAATTTTTCATCATCTTGCATATTGTGCCTTTCTAAGCCCAAGGGTCATCAATTGGGTCTTCAATTGGTCGGTCATTTGGAATCGTAATTGGTTCTGTTACATTTTTAGGAACAATACCATAACTATCACAATTAATTTGTAACGATTTCTGATTATTGCCTTCTTTATCTATCCAAGTTTCTATACTAAATTTACCACTTAGTAATACTTTATGACCTTTTCTTAATTCGTTTGCGGCGCCAGTTGCATCTTTACCCCAAACGAAACAACGAAACCAAATTGTTTCAGCATCTTGCCACTCATTATTTTTTTTAATTCTTGGTGTATTTGCCATAGTGAAACTTGTAACTATTAAACCATTAGAAGTATGCCTTAGTTCAGGGTCAGTTCCTAAATTACCTACAATTGTAATTATGCCTTCACCAGCCATTATCTTTCCTTTCTATCTCGTTATAATTACCATCAATCGTAAGTATAACGGTTGAACCGTTAGATAATTGTAATGGATACTCAAATGGGTTTTCGTGTGTCGGAACTATATGACCTGTTTCGGTTGCCTTTGTTATATTCATATGAACAGAATTAGTATTAAGATTATGGCATTCGTGGTGAAGCGCAATTAAGTTATCTATCGTATCTTTACCGCCACGCGAGCGCAGTTTTCTATGATGTAATGCAAAGTTTTCAGGAAGTGCAAACCCACAAAATTCGCAGTAACCTTTACACCGTGCCAGAGTTAAGTCGCGTAGAGATTTCCAGTTCGTCAATAGATGCCTTTCTAGAACTTTCTGATGGGTTAATCGGAATATCTGTCGAATTGATTATCAATAATGGCGTTATGGATATTGCTGTTTAATTTACTTCTATCTGTAACTTTTATCCAAACGCCTTCTGTAAGACCATATTCTTTATTTGCAGTTAATTTTACAACTTGTTGGTCATCTTCATAGGCAACAGCACTTAAACCATCTAAAACTGCTCGTGCTAATTTATCTATATCTGGTCTTTTAAATTTATTAACTGGCACTAATGTTTTTCTGAACACTAATTGCCTTAGATTATTAG